TGGTTTTAAATCGTTGCTGACTGCAATGTCTTGCAGTTGTGCGCCCGGCATGCCTGTAGTTTGCTCAATTTGAGCTTTACCAGCTGCATCAGCATTGACCCAATCTTGTGCTGCATCAATATCTGCTTGACCATTACTGGCCGCATCTGCATCTGGCAATTGAATCTGATCAGCCGGTGCTTGAGGTTGTGTCATCATATCCATGTCATGAGCAGTGGTATTACCTACACTGGCAGCACCGTCCGGTGTGGCTGCAGTAGGTGTCCCAGCATAGGCATTGTGTGCAGCGCCCAAGGCAGCCGCAGTTGCGCCACCCTTGACTCCAGACCATATGGCACTACTAAACTCATCACCTTGCAACATTCTGTCAACAAAAGCAATACCACCAACCAAGGCTGCACCACCCAGTCCTGCGCCACTCAATGCAGCTAAACCCAGGATAATAGCTTTGGCAGCCATGCCCATGCCGGGCACTTTCATCAACTCTCTGTACCATTCTAATGCTTGACCAACTTTGCCCGATTCGCCGCCTGCGGCAGCCATGATCTGTTGTTGTGCGGTATCTACTGCTGCATCTACCCCTTTGATAGGGCCACTATTACCAATGTATTGTTTTACTTTGCCAAATGCATTGCTGATTGAGCTGGCAACATCTGCACCTTTTCCTATTAATGTACGATTGCTAGCAGGAGCATCTCCTTCTTTATCTACATTACCGCCGGCAGCTGCACCATCTGCAACTTGCTTAAATACTTGTTTGATTTGGTTTTGAGTTAATGCAGATTCTTTTAATATTATTCCAAGACGAGCAAACTCTTGGTAAACAGGGTCTTGGCGCATAGCCTGCTCGGCTAGCATTTTTTTTGTTATGATTTGGCTGGTTTTCATGTTATTTTCCGTTATTTTGTATCGTGTCTACGGACACCTCTTATGAACTTTTGTGGATCTTGGCTCTTGATACTGTTGATCAATCTACGCTCCAAGTCAAGTGCTTGATCGTCACCGTAGTTTTCACGGATAAAGTTGATTAAATTTACAGCACTTTGTATCACATGTTGTGCACGACTTTCAACTAAATTTGCTGGATCTTTGACAGTTGACATACTGGCCAACTCATCAAGGATACTACGGGTATGCTTTTGCAAGATTTACTCCAATTTATGTTATATTTATGTATTTGTCAAAGATACGGATATGGTAAATGACGTTCAAGTTCCCACTCGGCTTCATTGAAACGTTTTACAGCCCAAGATTCTGATTCAAGCAACCAAGGATTTGCCGCTAGCCATTTGTTCATGTAATCTGTGTTTAAATTGCGTTGTTTTACAAATTTGCCACTGACTATATCTGCAAATTCTATATTTTCACACATATCATTGGGTGCAAATTCTACAAAAACATTTTTTGCCAATTCTCGTATTTTGTCTATTTTTTCCAGTGAATCATCTTCTACCCATAATGGATGAGCCACTTTAAACCATACATTGTAATATCTTAGCCATCTATATAGTTTACTTTTACGTGTTACGGTGGTAATTGCAATAACAGATTCAAATGCAGTCAAGTCAGGAATACAGGATGGATGTGCATGTGTGCCATACCAAAGTGTTGTATGTTTTAACTCGTGTACTTTGTGATTCCAAGTTGATACATTAACCTGTGTTTGTATTGTAGGGGCATCGTTCCCAATTTTAAACACATTATGTTCTGCCCCTGATGTTTTGCTATTAGATAAGTTTTGTTGACCGTTTAATAAATCACAAACAAGACCACCAGCAGTATTATTTGAAAAACAAACCAAATTCATTTTAATAAAATACTTCTGTAGCAGGAAAAATGCTACGCCAGTTCAAATTTCTCCAGCGATTTATACGGTCAAGGTAATCAGTAAACTGCAGAATATCTCCAGTCAACGGAATTTGATTTAACAATTTTACTACCCGATGATCAGGTCCAAATTTGTCAACCACTGCTTGCTTCAACTCCGGAGTAACACAATTTAATCCCATGACACCGCCAGCATAATGTATGTTAAAATCAGACACGTCGCCCAAGCGGTTTACAGAAAATTCAGCTTTGAACCAATTTTCAAATTGATCAAAGTACAAAATATTCAAAGGGTTCAGTGTATGCTCTACCCCAAACATTACATTGAGTGGTACTAAATCAAATGCCTGACGTTTAAAATTACAAAACTTTTCCCACAAGTAAGGCCAACGTAAAAACTCAAATTGTTCCCCAATGCCATCCATACTGGCACACCATTTGATCAATTGAAATTTTTTCCATGTTTCAAACACTGTTTTTGTGGGCATCAAGCTAAAATTGCTGGTATATTGAACAGTGACTAATTCAGGATTAGGGACCAAATTGAGTATTTGCTGATGTAAATCAGACATGAATGGTTCACCACCACCAAATTTAATGTACCGCAATGCAGACAAATCTTGTGTTTCAAACAAGGATAAAAATTTTTTAGCTATCAAATGCTCGTGATCTTCCTGATGCATTTTGATAATAGTTTCGGGTTCCATCACCCCATTTCGTAAATTTTCTTTGTGCCATAAACTACTGGCCTCAGATCCACAAGAGGGGCATGCCAAATTACATTTTTTAGTGACAGCCACTGTCAGCATGGTTATTTTCCCCACGTCGTTGGTTACAATGTCGTTGGCGGCTTGTCTATAACTGGGTATGTTACTTGTTTCTTGATCAATACATATTTTACAAGTTTTGTTCACGTTGGCAATCTGCCATGCAGCTCGGTATTGTTGAAATTGTGCATCTATGTCTGCCGTTGGATCAATGACGTCATTGTTAGAAAAATAACAGCAAGGAGATACTGTAAAGTTTACAGTATCATTGTTGTATACCAATCCATTGCGAAAAAACTTGCAAAATTCGTTGTTTGTCATGCGTTTGATTTTAATCCAGCCAACATCTGCTTTAGTTTAGTACTTTGTACATCTGCAGTAACCTTGGGACTGCTTGTGGGTGTTTCAGTCAGATTTGTAACGGCTGCTTTGGTTGCAGGTTTTTCCCATGTAGAAGTTTGACTTTTGATTTGATTCATGATACTGGTCACCTTAGGTGGGCCATTACCTGTGTCGTTGGCATCCAAGCCAGGATCAGTAATACGCATAGTTTCAATATTGTATTCAAGATCAATCTTTTGTCCCACTCCAGTACTGTTACGTGATTTCATACATTGAATTTGATAACGTCCACGTTCACGCATAGCCCTGCTGGTAAAAATACCAAACACATTGTCGGCAGTATTGATCTTACTGATACCACCTGAAATATGGCTATGATCAAATTCAGGTTCATCTACGGCACTACGATTCAACTGACTTGCAGTCACCATGAGTATGCCCAATTCTTTAGCCAGGTTACGCAATTCTTCTGACACATACTTGTCTTTAACAAATAAGTCATTAGGACTTACTTTTGCACTAACTGGCATCAACAAGTCTAAATAGTCCACCATTATAAAGTCAACTCGGCGTCCTGTTTGTATTTGATATTCTTTTAAGAAACTGCGAATGTCATTGATATTGCTTTGTGCCGGTAGTGCCTTGACTTGATATGTGCCGGACTTTTTGCCCACCATCTTGACTTTGAGTTCAGTAGTTTAAATGTCTTTGCGAATATCTTTGGTACTCATACTGGCCAGCATAGCATCAGTTCTTAGTGCAGTCATTTCTTCACTTAACTCTAAACTGATATACACGCCATGTAACCCTGCTTGAATCCAGCTCAATGCAATGTTCATCATAACTAACGACTTACCCGATCCTGACCCCCCAGCAAAGATGTTTAGCTCGCCCCTACTAAATCCGCCATATAGTAGTCTATCCAACTGTGGCCATCCTGTGCTAACTTGTCCGCCACTGTTAAAGTATTTGTTAATACGTGCCGCAGGATCTGCAAAATAATCTGTTCCTAAGTCTTTGGTTAACGATATCTGCACTGCGTCTTTGATCAATTTCTCTACAGGATCGTAATCGCCTTTTTCCAACAAGTCTGCAGCTTTTAAAATTGCACGTTCAAGTTCTTGTCTACGTGTAAACTGCTCAAACTCATCTGTAAACCAACCAGTGGGCAGGGCAGTGACTTCTACTGGTTTTAATTGAACTCCATTGGTAGCATTAACTTGTTCAAATGTGGGAAGTGTATTGTATTTGCTGCTGTATTCAGCAATAAACTTGGCAGTTTCTCTGAGACTGCGATCAAAGTTTTCAGGATTGTAAATATTTTGCACACGCACAAACTCTTGTGCATCGCTTAACATAGTTTCTAATAGTAATTTTTGTAAATCTGGTGAGTATTCTTTTGTCATTTATTGTCCTTGATGTACGTTACTATTTAATTTCTTCTTCTTTAGTTCAATTTTTAATCTACTGGTCTCTTTGTGGTGTAGAATGTTTTTCAACACAAACAATCGACCATAGCGTTCGACTGCATCTGCAACATCTTTGACATCAGCGTCCCACTCGGGGAAACTTACACTCCATCCATACTCAAGTGCGTCATCAACTAGGCGTGTGCCTGCACGGTCCCTGTCAGGCACCAAGATAACTTCACGTGCTAAACTGTCAATGATATCTGCTTGATATTCATTGCATTGATTACTCAATATTGCAACACCATCTATGGCCATGGCATCAAATGGGCCTTCTACCACAACCACAAATTTGGCGTCCGGGGGTTGCAGGTCCGTATTAAACACATAGTTGGGTTCGTGACTGTTGAAGTACTTGGGCTTGACATAGTCTTCAAACGTGCGTGCAGTATATCCAATCACTTGATTCTTCCAGGTAAAAGGAACAATCACACGTTTGTTTAAATTGTATTGCGACTCAGGAGTCCACATGAGATTGTATTTGAGTATGTCTATGTTTCGGCTGGCTGCATATATAACCGCTGAATGAAAGTCTGCTGGCACATTATATACATCAGTATTTGCAGCACCCAAGGTATAAAAAGTTTCCCATCCAGTGAAGTTCATTGCTGATTCCGGCAGGGGTCTTGGTTTGAATTCTACTTCTAGTCGGGCTTCTTCTACCGATGTTTCTGGCGCTACTAGATCTTTGACACGGATAGCTTCAATGACCAGGCGTTTGACTTCGTTTTCGCTGGCACCCAACCATGTCAGCAGTTTACGGAACTTGTAAAATAGTGGTCTGCCGGGAACATAACTGGCTCGGAAATTGCAATTAAAGCAACTGTAACTGACCGCTCCGTCAGCACTGTTTATAATGCCTCCACGCCCACGTGCGTCTGCACTCTCACCACGATGGTGACAACAAGGTGCATTGAATGATATCCACCCCGAAGTACTATTGGTTTTCCTTTTTGCGGGGAGTAATAAGGAGACTGCGTCTTGAATAGAGTTGAACATTCATTATAGTATACAGTATTGTTCAGGCTAGGTCAAGTGCTTATGGTAGACTCAGTCCGGGGCGTTGTGCTTTGACTCCGGCGTAGTTTGTGGCTATGTCAGTGGTACTTAACGCACTGTTGTACACACGAATTTGGTAAAATGTTGTGGCTGAAAAGTCGGCTGGTGTTGCGCCACCACCATTGACGTGACGTGCTCCAAAGAATATGCCTGCTGAGCTGGCTGTTGCTGGGCCCATTGCACCCGAAGACACAGCAGTTGCGGCACCGTTTTTGTATAACTTGACGGTGGTACCATCGTAGGTAAAATCCCAAGCTGTTGTGTTGCCTTGTATATTGGCCTGTGTGGTTGTCCAAGTAATACCCCCGCTGGGTGTACCGTAGGTCAAT